TCGAAAGCGCGAGGCATCGGTACAGGACTCGACCAACCGTAATCTCGCCTATGTTATTGTGGGCGCCTTCCTTGCAATGGTGGGGGCTACTCTCCTCGGCTATGCTAAAGTCGAGTCTGTCCTGGCAGGGACTTTGGTGGGCTACCTTAGCGCGAAGTGCGAGCAAATCCTAGCTTACTACTTCGGATCGAGCAAGAGCGGCGATCGGAAGACGGAGTTGCTGGCGCATAGCGTGCCTGTGGAAGGGGGTATGAAATGAGTTTGCTTGATGCGATGAATAGTAACGAGGTTCCGTTCAATCCGAGTGCGCTGGATGGGATGGGATGGGACAAGCTTACGCAGGAGGCCGTGAAACTCGAAACGGAAGATCGGCTGTGGAAGCAAGCCCAAGCGGAAGATGCGATGAAGCTGGCGGGGTTGTTTGGTCGGACTGACGTTATGAGTGCAAAGGGGCATCAGGCTTACCTGGAAGCAACTGGGGAACGGCTGACAGGAGAAGCGCAGGAGGAACCGGCTGCAGAGATTTCACCGCAGGGGCGCGCGCTGGGGGGTCCGAACGGGATGGTGGTAAAGACCTCTGCCGAACTTCGAAACCAAGCTGAGATGATGGTTCGGAATGGTAGGCTTGGCTCGGTCCAGAAAGCTATGGATGCTATCAGAGAAGACTGGACCACCAAGGGCTACATGATCAGGTGAGCTTCTTGCACATGCAGTTAGCGCAATTGTTGCACTTGATTTCGCCCGAGTTAAAGCGAGCTTTTGCGTAACGAACGGCCCTGGTTGTTACCCCAAGGCGGGCGGCAATCAGGGCTGTTCTCTTGAAGCGCATGAAGAAGACCCAGGCGCAGCAGTATCCAAGACCTTCCGTGATTAGGAGTTCGACGGATAAGTGGCGAGGTTTCTTGTTCATGTTATGCTCGGGTATCGTGTTCATGGCATGACAAGATCCAACGTCGAGCTAGCCTTCGAAGCTGGGGAGGCTGTTGCATACTTCGCGGCAGCGGCTCCGGTGGGGCGAAGCCAGAATTTATCTCCGCGCTGTTCGAGGGTGAGCTGGCCAGAGCGGATAGCACCAGATACGACTCCTTCGAAATCCCGAAAGTCGGTGAAGTGGGAATAGACCAGGCGATAGGCTTCTTCGTAAGGGACTCCCCCCTTGCGGATGACGAACTGGACAAACTTTTCTGCATGGAGGGAATCTTCAGTACGCCCGATTCTGGAGAAGACGTTGTCCATGGAACCTTCTACGTCGGTCAACATCATCGAGGCTAGTTGAATATCGTCTAGCGTGATGATGCGTTCGTCGCGCTGAGAGGCGGCGATGACCAGGGCGGTTTTGAACAGGTGGGTTTGCTTACGAGCAGCGTAGCCTTCGAGGACTGTGTTGTCCATACGTTCGCGGGCGTTGCGCCAGAAATCTTCATAGATAGGACGATACCATTCGCGGGCGGCTGGGTGGATCTTGTAGGGACCTGCGATGTTGAGGGAGATATGTTCGAGATCTTGGATTAGTTTTCGACGGGTTTCTGCGTCTGTACCGTCAGCCATTTCATCCACGAAGGGGATGAAGCGTTCTTTCTCATCGGCGTATACGAAGATGCAACGGGAGGTGAATCCCCCTCCGATGGTTGCTGCTGGCATGTTGTCTGCGATCCAGTGCGGGGTGGTGCAGGCTAGCATGTTGATCCAAGGGGCTTCGACGGTGTCATTCCCAGACATCTTGGTAACCTTCTCGAATGTCTTGCGGCCGTCCCAGAGCGTGATGTAGAGATTGACCATCTCCCGATCTTGGGGGTTGATCAGGGAACCCATTTCGGAAGCTACGAGAGTGAGTGGTGACATGGTGTGCCATTCGTCTTCGTAGACGAAAGCCTCGGAAGAAGCTGCGAAGGCGGAGACTAGGGCTGGCCAGGTTACAACGTCGGGACCGAACTTGATTCCGGGGACTTCCTTGAGAAGGTCCATTGCAATGTCGGTAGTGGTTGACTTCGAGACGACCCCCGGAGGGGCCACGAAGACTATGTACATATTGCAGAGCCATTGGAAGCGGGCCATGTCGATCCAGACCTTGCGGCGAAGGGAACCGGCGATGGCAGAGACTCCGGCCCAGAAGTGCATTCGTTTGGGGGCTTCGGTGACGGAGGCGTACTTGACGTAGGCATCGAGCCAGGAGGGGAAATTGCGCTGTGTCACTTGCACGCTCCCCAGGATTGTTCGGAGCAGTTGATCCCCACAGGAATAATCAGCGGGTCTTCGTAGGGGACGATGACTCTGGCTTCCTCTTGCATTCGCTGAAGACACCAGGCCTTTTTGTGGGTTGGAAATTCTCCGCAGAGGGAATCGTGAACTTGCAAGAGAACTTTGACTTCGGGGATGTTGTTGTGAATGTTGAGCCAGGCTCGGTCGATGACGTTCGCAACGGTAGACTGTGGTATCCACGCGAGGGCTTCTGGGAGGAGGCCATCAACACGATCAAAGTAATAACGACGATAACCAAAAGCGTTCTGGACATAGTGTTTGGTTTTCAGTTGAAGTTCGGTGCGGTTGTGCCATTCTTTGATGCCAGGGTAGGCTCCGAAATAGATGCGTTGGAAACGCTCGGCTTGTGCGACTGTGACGCCGGCTGCGATAGCCATTGTACGAGGACCGCCACCGTAGTTAGTTCCGTGTATGAAGGCTTTTGCGAGCTGGCGCTCACGCTTGTAGAGGGACTTGATTCGGTCGTATTCAGGGTGGCCGTCGCAGAGCCAGTCGAGGTCGGGAAGTTCCTTGCCTGCGAGGGTGATGGCGTTAAGGATGTGCATGTCGACACCCTTGCGAAGGGCTTCTTTGAGTGCGGCTTCCCCAGATTCCCATACGACAACTTGCATGTCGGCGCGATCTAAGTCCATGTCGAAGAAGGTGAAACCGTCGTCGGGGATGAAGAGCTTGCGCACGTTGGGGAGGACGAGGCCGTCTTCTTCGGAACCATTGGGGACGTTCTGGAGGTTGGTGCCGGAGCCGAACGCATTCTTGGAAGAGTTGAAACGATAGGTTTCCGTGCCGCAGATGTTATAGGAACAACGCATCCGATCATCTTTGTCGAGTGCGGCCATGACGAAGGTGGACAGGAATACCCCGAGAGAGCGGTATTCTTGGATAGCCCGGATGAGTGGGCGAGTGAGTGGCTCCTTCTTCATGATCTTGACAAGGGCTTCGTCGTCACAGGTAATGTGAGGTGGAGAGCCTTTCTTCGCGCGAGACATGATCGGAGGGATACCGAGATCGTTGTAGAAGAGCTTGGCCATCTGGACTGGTGACTGCGGGTTCAGCGGATGCCCGAGGATGGAGGCGAAAAAGGCCTCACGTTTTTCCATTTCTTCCTGGAGTTCCATCGCAAAGAGATTGCGTTCCTTCTTGTCAATACGAACACCGATCTGCATAGCCTTGAGGACTGGCCAGAAGAGCGCTTGCTGGAAAGTCTCGACTTCCCCGAGGCCCATCTGCTCAATCGCAGCAAGTTCCTTAGCCCCGACCTCGTCGGTACGAACGCAGTCGACACAGTTATACGACCAGAGCTGGTCTTCGCCCACATCCTTAGTCCATGTTTTTCCATCATCTTTCCAGTAAACGTAGTGGTCACAGTACATCGAGGCCTGGAAGTCGAGACGCTTGGGGAGACCTGCCCACATGGTATGGTGGGAGATCATGGTATCTTGGACTACGCGGGGAACGAAGTGCCAATGGCGATAGGTATATTGCGCGTCGTAGAGGAGGTTCTGGCCACGGACCTTTGCGTTGGAGTGGGTGAGGATGAGGTAGGTGAGGTGAACGAGAGCTGCTTCTTCGTCGAGTTCCCAGTAGCCGTCGATAGATTCTACGCACATGAAGGGGATGCAGAGAGCGTCAGTCGGAGTCCAGGAAAGGCCGGAGCAAGCAATGTGCCCTGCGCGAGTTTCCAAGTCGAACGTGATCCACATCGGGGCTTGATCGAGCTGGGCGAGAAGAGATTGAAGGGTGTCGAGGGCAGTTTGAAAACTTGGGCGGATTGTGAAGTTCCACGCGGGGAGGTTTGTGTAGGAAGTTGTTAGGCTTTCTCGCGCTGCTCGGCGAAGGTCATTGACCATGATAGCGCGAAGGTCATAGGCCCACTGGATTTGAACGGGGTGGTAGGTTGGGATGACCTTGGTCTTGGTCGGATCTCCGTCGATATTGAGCTGGGAACCGTGCCACTTCATCACGCCCCAGGCTCCAGTCAAGGCCCATGTTGGGGCGTTGCCGCAGGTGATAATGATGTTCGGCTTGACGAGTTCGATCTCTTGCATTAGACGTTCGTAGCCGTCAATGATCTGGCGGGTGACGTACTTGCCTTTCCAGAGGGTGTGACCGGCGGTAATGTCTTTCTTCTTTTCCGCAATCCAGGAGGAGATAGAGGATGCTGGGGGGCGGGCGTTGCAAAGGTTGGTAGTGTAGCACTCGCTCCGCATGATGCCTACTTCATGAAGCATCTTGTTGAGGTTCTCGCCGCCCATTCCGAGGAAGGCTTCGCCACGGTATTCTTCGGCCTCGGTGAAGCACTCTCCGACAATCATGATCTTGCTGTTAGGCTGACCCGTTCCCATACGACTCATTTTAGAACTCCTGCAAACAGGGTACCAACAGGGATTATAAACCCAAAGGTACGATCATGAGTAATTTCAGGCAACCCAGCTTTACTTGGGTGCGGATCAAAAAATACTTTACCATCGCACCCTACAACGCAATGCAGAGAATCTGGAAATCTAGGGCTGATATCAGAAATTGCATGGTAGATTGGGACAGTAACCGAACAATTTAATTTCCACTGAGCTAAGTCCCAGCTTGGAAAGTCTACCCATATATAGCCAAGGTCGTTTAGAAATCTATGAAGGCGCTCTTGAAAAACATCTCCGTTATTATCATAAAGAAAATGAGGAACTTCGGAAATTGGTTTATCTAAAAGAGAAGCTAAAGTTGCTCTAAAGCAATCACCAAAAATGCCTTGTTCTGGGTTGTGTACATATTCTTGATTCTGCGGTGTCATTTTAAAACTCCCTTTCCGTGTAACCACACGAACAATCTGCGCAGGATGTAGCTCCTGGCGAAGCTGATAAGAGTAAACCAAAGACCGATTTCAATAGAGGTTGCGAGTTTGTTTGATACTCCGTAGTGGGGGAGGATGATCCAGTTGGCTAGGACAGAGACACCAAAGCCGAAGGTCACATTGAGCGAGGCTTCGACTGCGGAGGACATTCGGCTCTGGGTCATATTACTTCCATCCGTTGCGTCGAAGCCACTTTAGGACAAGGCGAAGGACTTTGAGGGTGGAATAACTTTGCTTGATCACGACCCCAATCTGAATATAAGGATCTGATTTAGGCCGCTCTTCCAGGATTACTAGGGGCTTGCCTTCTTTCCGTGGGAATGCATCACCGAAGTTTGGCATGTTACTTCCCTGCTCGGGTGAAGGCCATCAGGAGGTAGGGATCTGGGTCCGGTTGCTTGCGATACCAGGATACATAGCCTTTGTCTACATCTTTGATTGGACTTCCCTTGTACTTACCGAAGGTCATGTGGGTAGGGATGCGGGCGCGTTCGGAGAAGGCCCAAACTTCTTCGAACGAGGTCAGTCCCACCTTCTCGGTGATGTAGTTGAAGATTTGGCAGGTCATGGCTACGTCGTGAAGGGCCGAGTGTGCGTTGCGTACTACGTCGCGAGTCAGGGAGTTGAGGCCGTGGATATGGTAGAACATGGAGGTGAGCTTGTGGCTGTCGAGTTCGGGCCAGATGGCGCGAGACATGGCGAGGGTGCAGATGCGCTTGACCTTCGGCTTCCCGAGGACTTCCCAGTCGAAGTCGACGTTATGACCGATCATGTACTGGGAGGGGGGAAGTTCATCTTGGGTGTAGGGAGGGCAGAGAGCGAGGTCGGATGGAAGGATATGGTGGGTAGCGATTGCTCCGAGTTCTATCGGACCCTCGGGCTTGTACTTCTCGCACTTGATGTGGTCGATGCGTTCGAAGGTGCGTTCAGCCAGCTCTACCCAAGCCATTTCGATGACCTCAGGCTTGGTGAATCCGGTGGTTTCAGTGTCGACTACAACAGCAAGCAGTTCCATGATTGTTCCTTAGTTATAAAAGTTCGATTGATTCCAGGCCTTCGGCCAAGGCTTGGCTGCGGGAGACGGAGATTCCGTAGTTGCCGGATTCAATCTCGAGGCCTGTGGCTTCGCATTTGAGGCTGTGGGCTGCGGGGAAGATTGGCCCAGAGCCGCAGAAGGGGTCGAGGACTTTGTCGCCGGGGCGGTAGGAGCGGGAGAGAAGGTCTTGGTAGAGGGCAACGGGTTTCTGTGCTTGGTGGCCGAGGTTGGTATCGGGGGCGTAGGTGAGTACGTCAGGGTAGAGTTTGTTGACCTTGCGATCGCCCTTGACGGCGAAAAGAATGGTTTCGTATTTTCGCTGCGGGCCGTGCTCGGGCCAGGGTGCGCGGAATGCGGAAGGCTTGTACCAGATCAGCGGGGTGCGGAAGACACGCCAGCCTTGTGCCGAGAAAAGCAACTTGAGTTGCGGGAACAAGTCTATATCGCAGAAGGCATAAAGGTGGGCATCAGGCTTGGTGATGCGGAATCCTTCCTTAGCGAGTGTTGAATAGCAGAGCGTGGCTGTTTGCAAATCATCGGTGTAAGAATGCTCTGCGTATTCGCCAGATTTTCCACTGTCTCCGAACTCATCAGCTCCCATTCCGTAAGGTGGGTCCGTGAGGATAATGTCGAACATTCCGTCTGGGCACTCCTTCATCCACCCAAGACTGTCAGTGTTGATAGCCTTGTGGAGGGTATGGGTGAAGGTCTTTCCGACGACCGCCGCAGTTTCCTGATTTCGCGCAGTAACCTCTTTCCGCTTGAGGATTTTGAAAGCCTCATCTGCAGTCTTGGCGGCAGCAACTTCCGGGATGTGGAGGTTGTCGGCGAGAAGGAGTTCCTTGCGGGTGGCTTCATGGTAGGAGCCGGTGCGAGAACCACGGATTTCTTCAGCGAGGTCGGCAGTGGATGGCAACGGAGAACCGGAGGAGAGTGCCTGGACTTGGCGGAGTTCCATGAGCTTCGCTGTGGCGGTTGCGCGCTCTGCCCAGGTGAGGTCAGTCCGGCGCACGTTTTCTTCGAGTTCGACTTCCATAGCTTCGATGGGGGAGAGGTCGCCAAGGAAGGTGTAGGGGATGAGGCCGGAGATTACTTCCTCGTTGTCGTAGGAGAAGGTTCCGCCGAGTTCGTAAATGTCTTTGATTGCACGGACACGACGTTCTCCGGAGACAAGGATGTAGTCGTCACCTTCGATTCGGACAGTGGGGGCATGGATCAGGCCGTTGGTCTGGATGCTGGCGGCAAGTTCGTTGAGTTCCCCGAGCTTGAACTCTCGGCGCTGGCGGTTTTCGGGGATGACGAGGCGGGATGCTGCGATGAAGCGCTTGGTCATGGTTGTTATTCCTTGGTCTTAGCGAGGGCAATACAAGAAGGCGCGGCCTTGGCGTGCTCGCTGGTGCAGAGGATGGCCAGGGCATCTGCGGTAAGGCCGAGGCCGGAGAAACTGCGGGCGGTTTCCCGGATGTTACATTCGGAACTTTCCCAGCTGGTGCCACCGCCAATGTTGAAGAATGGGTTGCCGCCGCCGAAGTTACTGGTTCCCATACAAGGGGCGGAGGGGTAGAGGCTGCCGAGAGAGAGGGCCGCGACAGGCTTTTCGTAGGTGATGCTGGAGGTGACGCTGCCGATGGAACCGCCGGAGGAGGTTGAGGTAGAGGGGCCGCTGGAACTGGAACCACCTTGACCTCCGAAGCCAGAACCGCCTGAACCCCCGGCACCACCTTGACCACCTTGGCCACCAGCCCCGCCCGTCGCTCCGGACATCGAGCTGCTGACCGCGGAACTGCTTGCCCGGCTGTTTGCAAACGCGACGGCAGTATTCCGAACGTCATTGCTGATACGATTGCTGACAGTGGTGGAAGGGGTGGAAGGCTTGCTCGGATTACCAGTATCGACGGTTGCAAAGGCGGGGAGGGCAATCATGGCGAGAGCGGCGGCAAAAATCTTCTTGTTCATTTGAATCTCCTGAGCGTAAAAAGAGGGAGGCCGAAACCTCCCCCAAGGACTACAAGTTAATTACAGAGCGACGACACCGGAGATCTTCTCGATCGGCTGACCTTCCCACAGGTCGTGGGTGATCTTGACCTTGACGACCTTGCCTTCCATCTTGCGGGCGGAGAACACGTCACCAGGCTTGTTCATATCCGTTGCTTCACGGTATGCGCGGAGGCGACGATTCTTGCCGGGGCCGTTGTCGATGGTGCCATTGGCAGTCAGGTCGATCATGATCGAGTCCTTGAGGTTCAGCGTGGACTGGTCCATTTTCAGCTCGGCCTGGATTTCAGCCGGAACGTCGATGGTGACAGGAATATCCCACGCAATACCGGACTTGGTCGGGTCGGCCTTGCCTTGCCACTGGCGGGCAGTTACTGCGCCGAGGATGGCGGTGTAATCGCCAACGGGAAGCGGCGGGCGCTTTTCGGTCGGGTCGGTCAGGGTGGCGTCGAGGAAGGTATCGGGATTGAAAGAGGAATCGAAAGACATTTGAAGCTCCTTGATAGGATGTTGCGGTTTGAACTGCGGAAAGTTGGTTGGGATTAAGGCTCCCGTGGGCCTTGTATTATGCGCGGCGGTTAGACCACTTGTCCATGATCTGTGCGAAGTCAGGTTTGATCTTGGAGGAGATCGGGAGGGAGCGGGTTTTCACATCGACGTTGCTGGCGGCAGTATCCCAATACCAGTTGGTTCCTTCCCGGACTGCATAGATAACGTCGGAGAAGAGCTGGGGAATGTCGTTCGCCATTGCCTTCCCGATGGCCTTCGTCATAAGCTTTATCCCGCCGGTGATTTCGTCAGTCTGGCGATCCACGTGAGCGGTGATGACGAAGGTGGCCGCGATGCCTTGGGTGCACAGGCGAAGGAAGTTCATCAGGTTGTTCTGCGCGACGCCGTAGTCGGACGGGGAGGCCGTCGGCTTGTTCCCGATGACCATCTTCATGCTGGCGTTGCCGAGTTCAGAGAGGGAGTCGATGACGAAGATCTTGTCGGCCCCCCAGGAGTCGACGGAACCGAACTTCTGGCCCGTGCGATCGTCGGGGAAGTTGGCGCAGGCGGAGAGGATCTTGTGAAAGGCGTTGTTCTTGGAGCGACCACCATCCTGCATCTTCGTGAGAGCTTCGTAGGAGAGTTTCCCCACGTTGTCTGCGCCGGTGATGAGGGAATCGAGCGTGAGGGTCTTCGTCATGGCGACGTGCCAGTGGAGGTTAGCCGGGACTTCCTTTCCGTGGTCACGCCAGTATCCGAGGAGAGACTCCAGCCCGTTCTCGGTGAAGAGGCAGAAGACCTCCGGTGCGGGGGTTTGTGCGGCAGCCCAGTCGACGAGGGTTCCGAGAGAGTGGGTCTTGCCGACGCCGGACGGACCTTCCAATAAAATTTTGGGCCCCATCAAAGTACTGGCATGCTCCAACTTTTGGCCTAGTGTATTACTAACTATTTCAGACATTTTGCAACTCCCATGATTTACGCGCACAACACGCTTCGAAAAAATCTTTGCCTCTATATAGAGTCACTCGAACATTACCCCCGGCACTAGCTACCCAGCGAGATAATTTACCTTCATATTTAACGCCTTTTACTCCGGAAGTATTTGTCTTGTAAATTCTGGTATTTAAGGCCTGCTCTGTTCGAGTTGCCCATCGGCAATTTTCTTTAAAATAACCTTTAGAGTTATCGACACGATCCAGACTAGTATTTTCTGGCCTAAACCCCATATCATCTAAAAAGGTCTGAAAGGATTCAATCCACTCCGAGCAGATAGTAATACCGCGACCGCCATAGTTATGGTAATTAGGGTAGTCTGGATTCAGACATCTTATCCTCATATTTGACCAGGAACTGTAGGTAGAATTAGCCATTGTAGTTCTCCAAAAGTGCAAGGAATTCGCGGGTTAAAAGGTTTGTACTGCAGTGGTCGAGTGACTGGCCAGTTAAAAGAGTTCCGTCGCCATGTTTAACGCAACGTCGCGTTTCGACTATCCAGGATGATTGTGGTATAGGCTTGTAATCAAAGTGATGGGAGTATATTGCCCTCCCCCAGATTTCCCCACACATCGGGCAGAAGTAGGCTGTATGCGGCCAGTATGCGGAGACAGAAACACCTGTCGAGGGGGAGTAGCCACAACAGTAGATTTCACGCTGGCCAACAACTGATTCCCCTTCCATGTACAAAACAGTTGAATTTCCTGATGGCTCTGGCACAACTCAGTTCTCCAGAATGATTTCCCGGCGGTTCACAGGGTCCCAGACTTTCCGCTGGAACGAGCCGCGAAGCCAGGGTTCGGGGTCTTGGCTCAAGCAGACTTGGCGGAACTCGCAGCCGGAATATTCGTTGCAGGCGTGGTCGAGGGAGTAGTCGAACACTCCGGTTTCCCACATGGTCTTGAGACGGGCTACGTCACGGAGGAGCTGTTCGTACCAGCGTTCGATCATCCACTTGGGGCGGTAGGTCAAGGCTTGCATGGTGTCGTACTTGGTCTTGAGGATGGAGACACCCCGGACGAGGAATCCTTGAAGGGGGAAGCCAGCTCGCTCGGCGCCCCAGCAGTAACCTGTGAACTGACTGCGGAGATCCCACTGCTTGGGCCAGGATGCGCCGAGGGAGGATGTGGTCTTGTCGTCTTCTCCGAACCAGCCGCCTGCGTAGTCGCAGATCATATCCATGCGACCGACGTAGAGAAGGGGGTTGCCTGTCTCTGGGTGGGTGGCGTCGATTGGTTCTGCGAAGGAGAACTCGATTCCCTTGCCGCCGCCGGGGAGGGTGACAGGAACGGCCTGATCCTCACTCATAGGGTAGCGCTCGAAGTAGAACTCGAAGGCCCCCATCATGCGATTGAGGGACTTGGCGGAATCTTCCGGGCATTCGAAGTCGCCGTAGGATTTGATCAGCGCTCCGAGGCCGGTTTCGATTGCTTCCTGCTCCGGGATTCCGTGGAGGTAGAAGGCTTCCCGTGCCGCTTCGAGGCCGGCTGCGTAGGCTGCGCCAGCGTGGAGGTGGACAGAGACGACCTTGGGTTTGTAGTGTTCGAGATAGGCCAGCTGCATCTTGCGGGGGCAAGAGCGGAAAGAGGCGATGATGGTGGAGTCGATGACTTCGGGGAATGGTGGGCGAGTCATTCGATTCTCCCGTCATGCTCGAGAAGGAGCACTTCGTCCGAAGCTTCGCGCATAGAGTTTGCAACCATCTTCGCATTGTTCTTTGCGGATGTTATAACCTCGTCAGATATCACCGCAATCAACCGAGATATTGCACCAGCAGAAAGCACTATGTCTTGCTGCCCGGTGTCACCCTGTAGAGTAACTAGACCCTGTAGAGTGAGGGGTTTCGTGTCATAACTTTCAGTACGACGGATTTCAAGTTTCTTGAGTTTCATTTCGGGGCCTCGATGCAGAGAAGGGTAGAGCGGTATTCGCGGAGACGGTTGATCTCTTGCCGGGCAGCTTTCTCGATCTTCTCGATCTGGGAATCGACTGAAGCGAGTTCGGCTTCGCGGATGTTGGATTCCGGCGCCCAGGTTACAGTGACTTCCACCGTGCCAAGCTTGGTCCAATAATCTGACATATCCACCGGACCGAAGTAGAGTAAGGCCTTGTCGAGGCGCTCTTGGTCGGTGGTGGCTCGGATATAATCAGAGCGGTTGCTATCGGTAAGATAGACAGGGACAGTGATGGTCATGATCAGAGTCCTTCTAGTTCGGACAGCAGGTCATCTGCCGATGGGATTTCCCGGACTGCCTTGGCCTTGCGGGACTTGTCTGAGGCGACGGAAGCACTGCGGCGTTCTCCGCGAAGGGCGTCGATAGCTTGGCGGAGGTCATCTTGGGTAAGGGTGCCGTCGAGGGCAGACTGGCGCCATACTGCGATTTTTGCATTGAGTTCAGGGGTTGCCATGATTAGTCCTCATAAGAGTGGTTGCTGGTGATGGTGTCGAGAAGGGAATCGAAGGGGGAGTCTGAGAGATACTGGAGAACGTCGAGTTCGTACAGCCAGACGTTCAGGATTTCAACTTCGGCGGGTTCGTCAGGGTAGCCTGGGTCGCCGTTCGGCATATACATCTTTCCGGGACGACCCGGACTGTAAGTGTAATCGACCTGGACTTCTTGCTCTCCGAGATTGCCGAAGTCGAGGGTGACGGTCTGGGAGAAGGTAGTCATGCTTGCTCTCCTTTCAAGGCTGCCAGGACAACCCGAAGTGTGTCGGGGGTGGCGGTGATCAGGTGCTGGCCGATGGTGGCGGAGGGGATGTAAGGAGCCACGTCGACCGTGCGCTTGTTGAAGAAGTCCCTGATGGCATCGCAGAAGAAAGATTGATATGCCCCCTGCGGGACTCGCTTTTCCACGTCGGACCAGAGGAAGAGGTCAAGGCGGGCCGCGAGGTCGGCGGGGATGGTAGTGTGAATATGCTTGTTCGGGGTGATAGAAGGCTTACGCGGCATGGCGGGTGTCCTGAAGAGAGAGCAGCCAATCGCGGGTGGCTTGGGCTTCGCCGGCTGCTGTGCGGGAGGCTTGGGATTCGAAGTCTACCCCGCGGTCGAAGTCGAATCGGCCCCCGGCTGCGATGTAAGAGAGGGCGGAGGTGAGCGTCCAAGGGCGGGTAGTGAAGAATCGGCGATGGACTTCCCGTGACCGGACTTCCAGCTGAGGGCGGCCTGGGCCTTCGACCACGCGGGAGGTGGATTCGAGTTCATCTGCTTCCCGTGTCACGAAGGATTCGCGGGAAGGTGCGGGGGAAGTGTTGCGTGGGTAGTACATGGTGTGAGCCTCCTGGTAAGAAACGGTCGGAATCAACCGTATATGTTCATGTTACATGAGGGTAACGTGTTCGTCAAGCAAGGGATGAAAAATCTATGTTGAGGGTAGATCAGGGCAGTTCCTTGATAGCGCGGATTGCCTTTGCTGCTTCGATTGAGAGAAGTTTTACCGGCGATTGGTCGTGCAAGAACGATCCACTCAGCAGCATCTGAGCGCACTGCTCTCGCACCTTGGCGGCGAACTGCTCAAGGGCTTGGTCGGGGGTGGCGGAGAGTGCGGCGCGAGATTGCTTTACTACATACTTCATGCCGGGGTTAGTGCTCGGACTGTTCATGTCGAAGCGATCCTCGTAGTCGTCAGCAATATCCGAAAGAGCCTCCCGCATCAGCTCGATCTGCGCGGCTTGGCGCTCGATAAGGACGGCTGATTCCCGCTTCCCGAAATTAAATGCAGCAAGGCAATCAGCTTCAGTCTCCTTGCTGTAGTTTGGCTCAAGAACAAGGCCGTAGCCATCTTTCCATTCTTCAAAGGTCATCACGCTTCTCCTTTCGATGCGGCTGGTAGTGGCATCCAGTGGGATGGTTCACTTTTTACATAGGGCCATACCCAAGCACCCTTACCCCTATTGCATTCTTGCCCCCAGTACCCATTAGCTATTTTTCCATTTGGCGAGCGTAGCAATATCTCTAATACGCCCCTTGGTGCAGTCTCAATCGGCTGCCACTCCGGTGTAGCATCCCGCTTCCCGGCAAATTCTGCGTACTCGTAGCTTTTGAGCCACTGCCTTTGCACAGACTCAACGTCTCCTGACGGGCACTTGTCATACAGCCACTTTTCAAATGCAGCCTGTTCTAGGTCTTCACTGGCATCCCGCTTCCCGGCCTCGTAGGCTTCGGAGAGTTGGTCGGCGGTGTAGAGGGGCTTTTGTAGATTGAATGCAAGCTCCCGCCCTACTTCATCAATAACAAGCACTTTGGCAACCGGCTCGAATTTCGGCATTGTCATTTCATTATCTCCTTCGCCATTTCCTTTAGCTTGGCAGCAAGTTCTTTCCGCTCGGTATAGTTCATCCAGCCGAAGTCGTACCACTTCCCTCCGGACTCGATTTGAAGCTTGACGTGCCTATCGGCTGAGGCTGCGAACGAAGTTTCAACCTTGACTTTCACTTCAGTCCTTTCGGTGAGTAGAGAAGTTCAACCCAGCTTTTATGATTTGGATTTCTGGCATCCCACTTAGAGCGATAATCTTCGTTGTCGTCGTAGCTGCGAAAGTCATACCCACCTTCCCCGTCGAATGTTCGCCAAGCAACAGGCTCCCCAAGCCACTCCCTGAGTGTCGAGTCGTCGGGCTGGATGGCTAGGGCCTTCGCTGCTATGCGTAGCCACTCGGTAGTTTTCATACTTCCCCATGACTCTAGCGCCTCGTCTTTCAGCTTGCACGCGGCGATGGCAGCGGCGAGTTGCTGCTCAACTTTTGCTAGTCGTTCGCCAGTACCAATCTCAAGGGCTTCTGTGTCTGCAAGTGCAGCTTGGCAAGAGGCGAGTTGTCGTGCCAGTTCTTTATTGCTAGCCTCTAGGCTATTCACATATAGGATATTCATTTCGATTCCTTTGCTGCATTTGAGTAGCTTGGTGCTTCGGCATGTTTTATGTAGCGCAGTGCGGTTTCGTGGCGAGACTCGTTTGGGAACTTGCGCTGAACCGCGTACAGCAATTCCTGATACCGCTCCGCATCTGCTTTCAGTTCGTCCCGCTGGCGTTCGCAGGCGGCGAGTTGCTTCTCAAATTCAAAACAGCGGTGGAAAGCCATTGCTACTTCGTTTGAAATAGCCGGTGCGATAATCCCCGTTTCGACCCCTTTACCAGACAGAAAGAAATTGCTCTTTTCTTCGTCGGTTTTACAGTCACAAAATAGTTTGCTCATTTCAGTCCTTTCGGCTTGGCGTAAAGCGGTTCAAATGGTCCATACAAGCGGTTTTCTTCAATACTTGGAATTGCGCTTATGTGCTTTGGATGCCCATGCTTTCCAATTATGGCAACTGGCTCCCCCAACCACTTCTCCAGAGCCTCGGTGCCGGGCTGGATGGTGAGGGCTTTAGTTGCAATCTCTCTGCACTTCCCAACATTCAAGTCTGCACACTCTGGATCGTAGCTGTCCGACCCGACGCAAGAGAACAAGTTGTACAGTCCGATGTGTCCTCTAATCTTCTCAAGCTCCTCGTCCTTCAACTTGCACGCGGCAACAGCTTGCGCGGTCTTGCATTCAAGGATGGTAATGTTCTCCGCGTGGATTCTGCGAAGTGTGTCGCATTCTTCCTTCGCCTCGGTAAGCTGATCCAGCAGCCGAATCCCGGATGCTTGGGCAGAAACGCGGGCCGCGTGGGCAGCGGCGAGTTGCTGCTGTAACTCACTAACTGTTGGCAAGCCTATCTTATAGGCTGGGTTGTTTTCTTTAGGGTTCATTTCCATCTCCATTCAACGCTGCGAGAGCGATTAGTTTTCTTTCCGATATTTGAACTGTCACGCTTTTCAAGCAACCCCTGGGATTCCCATTTCGACAGCGAAGGGTAGGCTGAGGACCGTGACATTCCCAGGCGGGATTCGATCAACGTAGTTACTGTCCACTCTTCCCACATTACACTCTTGTAGCGGGCGATTGCCTGAGCCTTCTTTGCTGCGTTTGCGTGGGAGTGGTCTGGATTTGGGTTTCCGGAGCGTTTTTTTCTGCTAGGTTGGGGAGTCTTCGGAAGCTCCTGTTTGAGCATTGCGACGAAGTAGTTCATTTTGCCACCCAGACCGCCACCAGCGCCCCCAGAGCGGCAACCCAAGCGACCGCGTAAAGGAACACTTCCGCCTTGGTCATGTGGGGAAACTTCGGTCGCACAAAGGGAATCCTAGGATTTGGGTCGCAGGTCTTGAAAGTCTGCACACCGTAGTCTTTCTGGAAGCTTGGCGGGGTTGCGTGTACGCTGGGAATTCCAGGCTTGAAATAGGGAGATGGTTTCCCTATTGTGCGAATTTTATCATTCATAAGAGTGAGCCTCTTTTGGTGGCCTCCTGAGGAAAGTTGGGGGAGGGTCGGTTTCCCTTCCGCTCCCCCTTCCCGCCGACAAGTGGAGGCTCAAGTCCCTGTCGACTTGGGGGCAAGCGTGGCTCGTCCCCTTGAAAGCCCTCCGGAGGTTGCCCTCCCGCGAGTCCCTTCGGAAAACCCCCGCTTGTGGCAGGGGCAGACCGAATGAATCCGGTCCTGGCTTAAGCGTTCAGCTCAGCCATAAGGTCGTCGGCGTTGACCTTCTCGGCCTTGACCTTCTTATCCGCTTCCAGACGGGCGATGATCGCGCCAGTCTTGGTCGTCGGATTGCGGAAGGAAGCATACAGCTCGGCGCGGGAAAGCTTCTCGCCGCGAGCCTTGGCCGTGTCGAGCTTGCCCTGCAGGAAGGTCTTGACGAAATCGACTGGCTTCCCGGTGGCTTCGCAGATGGCCTTGATGACCACCGAAGCGCCGGAGAAACCATCGCCAGCAGATCGGACGGCAGTCCACTCACCCTTGTCGAGGCGGGCGATCATGTCTTCCACAGCGACCACCATGTCGTCGAGTTCTTCCAGGCCAGCAGTCTCGTCACCGATCTTCTGCGAGGCGCCGTGACCGGCCAGCTGAAGCAGGTTGTCCTTCGAGGCCGTGAAAGTGCGGGTGACGCCGTTGCGGAAGTCGAAACGGACCTGTACAACCTTGCCTTCGATCACAACTTCCTTGATCAGGCGACGCTTGCCGGCAAAGCCAACCGTGCGGCCATCTTCCATCTGGACTTGCTCGATTTCAGCAGCAACGCGCTTGGTTGCGGGGGTGGAAACTTGTTCTTCACTCATTTTGAGACTCCTAAAGTGGGCATCCTTTACAGGGCGATTACCCTTATTCCCTTGGGAGATTTCTCCCATTCGTCGGAACGAAACCCAATGATACACGAAAAAATTACATTGTCCAGCAAGAGGTGCGAATTTCTACCCATCGGGCGGTGGAAGCTTACTTCCCCCCATCAATCAACCACCAGATGGAGATTAGAATGATGATATAGATGGCGATCTTTATCACTGACTCCATGCTAGTCTCGCCGCAGGGATTGGAAATAGAGTTCTGCCCTTGGTGCAAGGACCGGAACGAAAGCCGCTTGCCCCTCCGCCCAAGCCAGCTCCACGAAATAAACCCACTCCCCGATCTTCGCTTCCCACCGGGCGAAAGAGACTTCCGGCCCGAGCAGAAGTCCTGGGGCATCCTCCTGCCCGGTCAAGATCTCCACGAACCGCTGGGCGAAGTGGCCGGCTGTAACCCGCCCGAGAACTTCCACTCCACCCCAAGCGGTGTCTTTCATCTTCCCTTCTGCCCCTTTCCAAACCCAGTTCCGGCCATAAGCCAGCCGGACCTCGCGGAGATTGCACTCTCCCTTTATATGACCTACTCGCAGCATGGTGAGCCTCCGAAGATTGGTTAGTCCTGCGCTGGTGTGGGGAAGACCTGGGCTTGTAACGGAACCTCCCGCAGCCCGTAACGCTCGACCTGCCCTTCGAACTCTTTCGGGGTGTAGGCGAAAGCGTACTGGTCCGAAGTCCCCTCGCTTATCCGGTCGTGGCAGGCCTTCCACGAACTCCCCTGCACGACGGAGTAGCAATCTTTCAAGTTCGACCCGTACCCGTAGGTTACATAAAGCGTCATCACTTCCGGCGGCTCCCCACGCCCTTTGCTCACGGTCATCATATCCCATCCTCCCCAAAGTCAATCATTTCCAGGACCGCCAGCAACCCCTCCGCTGGCATCATCCCGAGCGCGCCGCAGGATTCGCAGGGGAGATAAAGCCCTTCCCCGTCATCCTCTTCCCGCTCCACCGGCCCTTGCGCTCCGCAGCGGCGGCAGAAGCCTTCCCCTTCTTGTGCGGCGGATTGCAATTCCCGCTTGGTAAATTTACGCATGATACACTCCACATGAGTTAAGAAACTTCCCCAAGTCAAACCTCGGGGTCCTGGCCTTGAAATCTTCCCCCAGCGCTTCCGCGAGTTTGTTCAGGCCCACTTGGGTCAGATCTCCACGCGCCCAAGAAAATCTCAATGCGCGGGCGATGATTTCGTAGTTCTTCTTGCTCATTTCAATCTCCTTACCACGAAAACAGCACCCGGAAGGTGCAAGAGTGGAAGTGGGTTATTTCACCCGCTAGATTGCTCAAAAATCCATTTCCCTTCAAAACTACCACGTTTTCCAGCGCCCAAGTATCGTTGTCATCCCACCAATACTTTACGCTATCTTTTGTGACCAGAAAGACCGAACCTTCCACAGAATCTTTCGCATAAGCATCTGCGGCGTGTACCGAAAGTACCTGCACAATCGCCCCGGATTTTCCTGGGACAACAGCTGCCCAATTAGACCTTTTTACCATCTCAAGCCTCCTTCTCTTCGGCAAGATCGCCGTGCAAGCGGGCTGTCTCCACCCCGCTTGACCAGCATCCTATCGAGCTGCCTTCGCAGCCATTTGCTTCTGCCTGCGGGCGCATTCCCGCTTCCCATTGAAAACCCCGGACCCGTTTTTTGCCTGTTTCCTGGGGGAAGTGCTCAGGAAATTCTGCAGCAATTTCTGGTGCGGAATCATGCCCATAATGGCTGACACCAAAAGGTTCGATTTCATTTCAAGCCTCCAATCAAGTCAAAAATATAATCCGGCTCCAGCCCGAACCACTCCTCACAAATCTCTTCCGGGTCTCCCCCTTCCTCCACCTCTTCCCGAGCAGCTCGGATCAAATCCATTGCATCAACCCTGCCCATCTCATCCCTGCGCATGAGAACCTGCAGGATCGAATATTTTTCATCATACATCGCGCTTCCTTTCGTGTCAAGACTAACTTCAACCATCTTTCCGGTGAGTTTCAGGACGCCTTCCCCTTCGCGCATTTCCGCCCTCCTCTCGTCCTATACTCAAACAGATCCTCCGACCCGGCCTGAAAGATATACTCTTCCAGCACTTCCTCCGCGGGCTCCCCGCCCAGATCAAGCTCGTTCGCGGAATCAAGCAAGCTCTCTGCATCCCCTCTCCGCCAGCCATCTGCCTCAAGCAGCCCTCTCAACGCCCCACACTCTTCACAGAACATGACCGGCCTCCTTCCTCCACCCGGCCCGAAGCTCCCGAACCTCCTTATCCAGCCACTTCCGCCACTCCCCCCGCGCCCGCCACTCCGCGCCCTCTTGGTGCAGCCTCCAGCCCAGAATCATACTCACATCCCCTTGGCTCCCACCTGCCCCCAGAATCTGCTCCCGGACCCGCAGCCATCCTACTTCCCGCGTCCCCAGAAACAGCCCAACTTGGTCCCGGAATCCCAGCCGCTCTTCCGTGGCCTCGAACCCAACCTGCTTGCTTGGTGCCATGATGAACCTCCTTGTGAATGGTCAAACGCGACCATGTAACGTAATTATAACATGTTCTCGCAACAAATCAACTCAGTTCTCTCGCCAGCCAGCCCCCCTACCCCGGCAGTTCATCCACCCCAACCGGCCCAACTTCCCCCCGGTCCCCCCCCCCCTCCCCCCCCAACCCCCACCCCCCCTGGTTTACATCCTCCGGCCCCGCGGTTTTTCCCCACCCCCCCCCCCCCCCCCCCCCCCCCCCCAGAGCCCCCCCCGTCCACCCCCCCCCCACACCCCCCACACCACCCT